CGCCACGAAGGGCGAGAATCCGCCACTTGTTTACCACCGGAGTGCCAGTCTTAACGCGAGCCACACCTTTGGTACCTTTTGCTACCTGGGCGTCAGCTACGACCAGATCGCCCAGCGCAGCGGCTGTCGCACCCTGGTTCGCGCCGATTACCGCCTTCACACGGAAACCGCGGTTGCCACGAGCAACGCCACCGAAGCTGTAGCCACCGTTGGTGCCGCCGCTGTCGATGTTGTCGACGATGGCTTCGATTTCGTCGCCATTTTCGCAGTGGACGTGGGTGGCGTTAGGGCCGAGTTTTACGGCCTTACCTACCTCGGCATCGTCCCAGCGATCGTTGGGGGTGTTACCGGCGCCGAGACGAGTGGAAATGACGTTCAGCCGTTCCGGGCTGTGAGTCAGCAGATTGAAATCAAAATCAGCCATGGTCGGCCTCCTTACTTGCTACGGAAAGAAACGACCTGGGACTCAATGCCCTCTTCGGTCGGGGTTTCAGCGGACTGTCGGCCAACTTTGAAGCGTTGGGCCATTTCGGCCTGCAGCTCGTTGAACTTGGCTACGACAGCGGTTGCGCTGCTCGGGATTTCCTTGGGCTTGCCCAAGGCTTTTGCAAGGTTGCCCAGAGCGGCTTGTGCAACGACCAGCAAGGCCTGCATGTCACTCTCTTTGGCTTCCAGCTTGCCTTTCAGCTCGTCCAGCTTCTCGTCGGCCATCTCCAGCTTGGCCTCCAACTTGCCGATCTGCTTGTTCAGGCCGAGGATGTCGTAGTTGGCGTCTTCAGAGGCTTCTGCCCCTTCTTCTTCGCCTTCTTGCTCTTCGACTTCTTGCTCAGCGAGACTTTCCTGATAGAACTTCAGCTCTTCAGCGGTGAGGACGTCTTTGGGATCGGCGCCCGCCGCAATCTGAGCCAGCTTTTCTGCAGAGATTTTCATATCTCCGTACCTCCGGTCGCTGGTGGGGTTATGGGAAGCACCGCTCCCAATTACGTCGTCCAGGGTAAGTACCCCGTCGATCAGTCCAACGGTCTTTGCCTCTTCGGCGAAGAACGTCTTACCCTCGGCCCACCGCTGACGATCACTCATCAGCAGGTTGCGTTGGGTGGACACATGCTTGAGGAAGAACTGGTTAGTCTCCTCAAGGCGATTCTGAATTACCTGTGCAGCCTTCTCGCTCAGCTCCTCGTAAGGGTTGCCGAGTGCCTTGAACTCGCCGGCACGGAACACGTGGTACTTAATGCCGTCCTGCTCTGCCGCCTTGGTCATCTCGTAGGTGATCAGCAGGGTACCGATCGAACCTACCTCCGCCATTGGGCTGGCAGTGACCTTCTGCGCCGCTGACGCGATCCAGTAGGCTGCTGAGAACGCCGCGGAGTCGGTGTGCGCGTGTACCTGGACGTAATTACGCGCCCACTTGATGCGCTGGGAGATATTGTCCAGCCCCATCACCATGCCGCCGCCTGACCCGATGTCCAGCAGAATGCGGTTAACGCCCTCTGCCTTCACTGCAATTTCCATCGCGTCACCCAGCGCCTCGTAGCTGGTCACGTGCCCGAGGAAGTAGTCATGCCACCAAGCGTACTTGGCGACCAGACTGCCGTGGACCTTTACCACCGCGGTGTTGCCGATCCGCTCGAGCAACTTGATGCCCATGCGGCCCTTCGGCACTCCGAAGTTGATATCGATCTCGTCCGGGTCTTCCTCCTCACGGCCGCCGAACGCCTGGGCGTCCTTGACCATTCCGAAGAACTTATCTTCCAGTCCCTGCCAGGCGTAGAAGGCATCTTCCGTACCCAGCCAGACCACTTGACCTCGCTTCATTGGTCGTCTCCCCCTGATTTGGAAGGTGTGCCCGGGTTGAGTGCGCGGCCAGTCGATGACTCGCGCTCGCCTTCTTCATTCCCAGTGCTTTTCTGTTTGTTGTAGAAACCGGTGCCGGCCAGCAGCCCCTGCAGCCCCTGTGGGCGCAGTCCGAGCTCCCAGCAGGCATCGGCGTCGTTGATCAGACCCAGACTCAGGCGCTCCAGAATCCGTTTCTGTTTGGTACCCTTGTAGGCTTCCAGCTCCTCTTCCGGGCGTAGGTTGATTGGCATGAACTTGAAGTTCACATATCCATCAATACCCAGTAGGCGCACGGCCAGCGTCAGAGCTCGAGACAAGACCTCTTCCACTGGCGGCCGGCAGGACTCGATAACTCGCAGGTAGATAAGGGTTTCAGCGTTGGACAGACCCTGGCCGCCGTTGGCTCGCAAGCCAGATACCGAAGCGGGGGTCTTCAGGGCAGCGCCCATCAGGTTGCCAAGAGTGGTCAGCAGCTGGCTGTAATCGCTCTTGCTGCCCCCAGTGTCCTTGACCTCGTACTCGACGCTGTCGTAGCCCACCAGAGCGTCTTCGGGCTCCATACCCGACAGTGTCTGTTCCACCTGAGTTCTGACCTGGTCGAAGTACGCCGCCATCTTTGCCGGGTCCGCCCGGTACTCTGCCGGCGCCGCTGCCGCGATCTTCTCTGACACCAGCTTGGCCACCAGCCGGCTATGGCCGACCCGGTTTACCGCCCGGTGAGTGTCTTCGAGAAACTCATTGAAGTGGACTACGTGCTCGATACCCGGGCGCAGCAGGCTGGCCGAGTAGGCCTCATCCGCGTTACGGTTGTGCTCGGCGACGAACACTGTCGGGATGTTCAGCTCGATCTCGCCACGATCCTGCGTCGGGTACCGACCACCCTGTCCATCCGCCACCCACTCAATGGTCGAGTAGCCAATCGGCACCAGCCGCTCAGGCCCGAAAGACTTGTCCAGCACCAACTCCAACCCACAGCCGCCAGTCCCGACCACGTCCTGCTGCAGGGTGGCCAGCAGACTGTCGCTACCCGGCTTGTCGTTGTAGCCCTTGCTGTAGTCATGCAGCGTGTTGAACCGATCCATAATCGAGTAGGCAACGGACATGACTTCCAGCGACATCGCACCCGTAGAATCCCGCCCCGCCAGCCGCCACCCCGCCTGACTCGCCAACGCCACCATCGAGTTCGCCGAACTGGAGAACAGGCCGTCCTCCCGCATGAGCACACGGATGACTTCGTTGATGTTCTGGCGGTTACGGACGCCGGAGATGGCGTTTTCGATGTACTGGGTGAGGTTATTACGGATCGACTCGCCACGGTCCAGATCAGACCCCGGACGAGCAGCGCGAGCTTTACCCGCAAGGTTGCGGGTGGGAAGGATTACATCTGCTCCCTGGCTAGCGTAGCGGGAACTCTTACTGCCCGGTGATCTGGTTGGCACTGCGCCCCCGTAATCCTGTAAATATGGTCTTACAGGCTGGGCGCAGTATAAAAGAGCCGCAAGGTATTGGCAAACTTCGATTTTCGTGATACTTACTGGCTACACGCTAACGCCATATTTACGCAGTTAAGGAGAATCTGTATGAGGAAGATGATTTGTGCCTTGGCAGCCCTCGCAGCACTTGCAGGCTGCAAAGGAGAAGAGAAACCCAAGCTGCCCCAGATAACCTACTTCTACCTGGAGACCCACCACCTCCTGGTTCATCTGGACCACGGAAAGGCTCCCGGCGAGATCTGTGCCTCGTCCATGGGCCACAAACGGGTATGTGGCATACACCCCGGTGAAGGCCACTACGTCAACGTGACCCTCGCCAGAGACGGCCTATGGCTAAGGTTCCCAAAACAAACGCCCGACTACCACCTGATGAACCCCAAGGACTGACCCATCACTTCATACGAACTGTAGAGACCCCCGGTAGCACCCCGATAACTCCTCGGTACCCCGTCTCGCCCATCACCGCCTCAGCGATCCGAGCGTAGTTGAGGCTGTGCACCCAGTGATCCTCATCACTGGTCTTGATGAACTTCTCCACCATATCCCCATCCGACCCCCGCTCCCGGATCTTCTTGGTGGTCTTCAGGTGATTGAAGATATCGTCCCGGATGTCCTGGCGGTTCGGGTAATGGATCTCCCCCGCGTTATGCGCCCCCAGCAGCTCAGTCAGCGCCTTTGTCCTATCCACGTTGATGATGGCCCCGCTGTCCTTCTCCTCGAACCAGGTAGGCCCCTTGATCGACCTCACATACACCACAGCGCTGATCTGTTGCTTGGCCGACAACAGCGTGTTCACCAACGTGATATCCGGCCCGGCATCCACGCACATCTTCGCCACCCGGAACGCATCCACCACAGCCAGCACCTCAGGCGCCGCCGGATTTTCCCGCGTGTTGTAAATCTTCTCGGCATACACCACATGACTGACCTTCCTCGGCGAGTCATACGCCCCAATCCGCACCGTCACCGTCAGGTGACAGATCTTGCCCACGTCCATCCCCGCCGTCGTCACAGCCGACGTCATCACCCTATCAAGCTGCCACATCACCACATCAGACACCCGCTCCTTAAACCCCTGCTCGGTATTGAAGGTGTTGTTGGCGTCACTGTGCGGGATACCGATAACGAAGTTGTAGAAGTCACTGATCAGCGGGTAATCCCCCAGCTGCGTGATCACCGACTCCGGCGTGTTGTACACCGGCGCATCCCACGGAAACACCTGGTAGCTGTGCTCCCAATTGTCCGGCTTCTTGGCCACCCACTGCCGGCGCTCCGGATCCATCAGGCTGCTCCACAGGTCACTCCTGCAACTCGGGCACAGGATCTTCGACTGGCTGAACCGATACGTCGGATTCCTAAGATCCCCCTTCTGCAGCTGGGAGTTATCCCCGTCATACCCCGGAATCACGAAATCATGGAAGAAGTCAGGCAGCACCCAGTTCGCACAGTGTCGGCACTTGCACATGTAATACGCCTGGTGCCCCTTCTCGAAGTCGCCGTCGATCCCGTAATCATGCACCGTCGGAGTGGAGAACTTCGCCCGAAGGCCCCGGTACCCCCTCTCATCCACGATGCTGGCATGTCGCAAACGAGACGACAGCTTCCCCAGCACTGCCTCATTCGAGAAATCTACCTCGTCGTTTATCACAACCTCCGCAGGTACGGAGATAGCCGAGTTACTCCCGAAGCTGCCACCGATGTACAGCGTGTTGGTGCCGATCTTCTTCTGGCTCGCTGAGTCGTTCGCCTTCTTGATCAACCCGCTGTAGAACTCACTGCTCTCGATCGCCGTATCAAACCGATCCTTCGAAAACGCCATCGCAAAGTCGCGGGTGGGCAGCGTGAAGATGATGCGTATGTGCTGCATGACCGCTGTCATCGCCAGCGTCTTCTGCACCATCAACTCCGACAGACCCACCTGCGAGCACTTCCTCACAGCCAGGCGACTACGGGTATCCCGGATAATCTCTATCTGGAACTCATGGTCCTTGAAGGTAAAGGGGCGGCCGTTCACCACCCCGTATTTCTGAACCACCTTATCCAGCTCAGCCAACCCCTTGTCGCGGTTAAGCTGCATTCGCAGGCGGTTGGCTGTTTCGGACATGGGTGATTCCTTGCTTTTATGCGGTGAGGGGCCGGCAGCCACTGCCGGTTACGACAACTACGTCAGCTTCCGGGTCCAGCAGCATACGCAGCCGCAGTGCCAGACGGAGCTGGCGAGACAGCGGCCGTGCGGGGTGGTAGGCGAAGGTGATACCGAATACACGTACGAACATGGGTCAGGTTCCTGAAGATATACGTTCCAGCTCTTCCAGCAGCGCATCCTGCTGGTCGGGCGTCATGTGGCTTTCCATTACCCGTCGCAGAGCCTCCTCCTGACGCTGGATTCTCTCCAGGCCATAGATCTTGGGCAGGTCTTTGACGAGTATCTGGGTAACCTTCAGCGACAGATTCAGCGCGTCTTTCAGCGCCATTGGCGGGTCGTCTTCGTCGTAGGTCGTCGTTGGGGTTCCGTCGTCGTTCACGATTCGCCGCAGCGTGTTATCGACCAGCTGAATCTGCTTCTTGAAGGTCTCCAGAACTGAGGCATCCAACCCGCTGATCTTGTGCACCAGCGCCCGGCGAGCAGTGGGCGACATCGCGTTCAGGATGGCTTCCTGGGTGCTGAGGGGCAGCATGTCCTGCTTCAGCATGGCAATGACGTTCTCCACGGAGGGCGAGTCGTAGGGCGAGTCGTAGTCGGGGTGCTCAGCTGCGCTGAGCACCCCAAGCCCTGCTACACCCCCTGGGATTACCTGGGGTCTGGTCACTGGGCTGCAGCTTTGCAGCTGCTACCTGCAGTGAACTTGACGTAATCACGCGGACTGGATGGCCCGACGCTACCATTGCCAGCACGGCCAGCGCGATGACGGAGGTCAAACTTGCCGAAGCCCCGCAGCTGGAGTTCCTTGTGGGCGAATGTCAGGTCGCGGATCGAGTCGATCACAGCCTGGGTGGCGGCTTTGGCCTGGGATGCGTTGAGGCCGGTACGGGCCTGTACTTGGGCGATCAGGTCGGCCTTGTTAGCTGGGGAAGACATTGATGGGTTTCCTTATGGGCGGTTGTGTGGATGTAAGGGTATATGGGGATG